CTAAACCATTTGAACAAGGCTTTAAAAAACTACCTAATGAATTAGTACAGCAGTTTGGTTTGGATGTTGAAGATTTCCTTGCCTTTACATTTAACGAAGATAGATTAAGATGAGTACAAAAATAAACATAAGAAGTCCATTTTATTTAAAATATAGCGAACCTGAACTACCAAGTGTAGCATTAACTTGTACATTAATAAACTTGCAATTTGCAGGGGTTAATATGTTTGGTGATGTACAGCTACCAAAGACTGATTATGGTGACATAGTTTCTTATACTTCAAGTGATAGTGGATTTGTAGATGGCAGATATGCAACCGTAAGCAGCGCAACAAATAGAACAATAGTTTTTACAATTAGCATTCCAACAAACTTTTCAAATGCTTCAGATGATACTATAAACTGTAGTGTAACTGTTAGTCAACCTGTTCTTGTTTGTTCTGGTGGTGTAACTAATAATGGAACTATTCCAAACAAAGCACTTAATACAGGCGGTGGTTCGCTTACAATAAATCTTGCTTCATTCTTTTCAGCAGGTAGTGATCCAATTGTTGCTTATAACATCACGAATAACAACCTCGATTTTTTTCAACATTCTCTAGCAGGGAACATTTTAACAATATTTTCACAACAAAAAGCAGGAACTAAAAAACTATATGTAGAAGCTACAGATGGCAAGATTGCAACTTGTGATGCAACGCAACCAGTACAAATAACAACTACTTCAATTATAGCTTACGATTGTAATGATACATATTTTTCTGGTGGTTCTATAGCACAAAACGGAACTATAGTAAATCCAATTTTAAGCGGAACAATTACAGCCATAAGAAGTTCAAGTGGTGGTTCTACAATAACAAGCTACCCTGCAAACACAACTGGAAGTGCAAGAAATGTTACTTTGTTTTTTGTTATAACAGTTCCAACTGGCTACAGTAATACTTCTGCAAGTATAGAATGCAGCAAAGTTTTTAGTCAACCGACAGCATCACTACCTACGTTTACTTGTTCGCTTGCAGCATTAACAACTCAATCAATTACATCGTTTGGATCAATAGGAAAGGGCATTGCTAACAGGGGAACTATTACAGCCTTTAGTCCAATTGGATTTGATGCTGTAACTCAAGACACTTCAAGAAATGTAGATTTTACGGTCACAGTACCCTCAAGCGGTTTTTCAAATAGTGGCGGTTCAGCACTAACTTGTAGACTTGTATTAACACAATCTGCAAACGTTCCAGTTGTAGGAACTAAACAATGGTATATAGCAAATAGTGATAATGCTGTGTTTATGACAGATGCTCAATTACAAGCAGCTTATCCAAATACTGGTGAACCCCAAAGATCAAATTTAAGTAAAGAAAAATCAGCAGAACAAAGAGGCTACAGTTCAGTTGTTAATTTGCAACCTACAAGAACTCCCATAATTTTAGCAAGTGACACCGCAGAATTAAACGTTAATACATTTGTTATTAGGGCACGTTTAACAGATTCTTTTAAAGGCAATATATTTAAGGGAATTAAAACATCTGGAGGCTATCACAATTCATCTGGAGGGATGTATTTTAGAATAGGAAGAAACGAGCAAAGTTTCACTCAATCACCAGACGATTTACAACAAAGTTTTTATGTTCTAATTAATCCGTCAGGAATGATTGTAGAAGTTTGGTCAGCAGAATGGACTATTAAGAAATTTATTAAAATTGGTTAGATGGCATTAAAAACGGTACAACTTCAGATATATATTTACGAAGGCACTTCTGGATCTTATTCTGGAACAGATTTAAGATACACTTTACAAAATTCTTTAATAGGAACAGACACTAATGTTGTTTTTGAAATAGCTGAACTTGTAAGAGATTATTTAGACTTGACATTTAATAATGATTATTTGTCTAAGACAATTTGGGTAACAACAGTAGGTATTTTACTAGATGAAAACAATGTAGTTTTTTCTTATGGATCACCAGAAATTAATACTTATCTAGCTACAGATGGCTACGGTTATTTTGAAGACTCAGTTAACCCTGAACTGTCAAGAGATTTGTTAATGACATCAAATACGATTTATCTTCCAGAAGATACTACAGGAAAATTACCATTGTTTGTTGAAGGTGTTGGAAAAATAATCATAGACTCTACTACTACACAAATAATTGATAGTGGTAACTCAAACCAGAAAATTCAATATATAACAATACCTGCAAATAAATCTAGCATTAAGGTTTATGCTACAAACGATTCTACATTGCTTAGAACTCTTGTAATAAATAATGTATGTGAACCTAAGTACTCGCCTTATAAAATAACGTTTACAAATAAATACGGTGCATATCAAGACCTATGGTTTTTTAAGAAAACTGTAGAAGCATTTAATGTAACAGATGAAAAGTATAAAAGAAATACAATTAAAAATGCAACCGTTGAATACAATAAGTACTCTGGTCAGGAAGAAAGATATAACACCAATGCAACGAAAAGCATAACATTAAACACAGGATTTATTAATGAAGATAGTAACTCTGCAATAGAAGAACTTTTCTTGTCTGAAAACATCTGGATCAGATATAATGATAATACCTTACCCTTAATTACTAAAAGTAAATCTATGACCTTTAAAACCAGTTTAAATGATAAGTTAGCAAACTATACGGTAGATTTTGATTTTGCTTTTAATAAAATAAACAATGTACGGTAATGTTAAGTATTCAACTATTTATTGAAAACCAACAGGTAGATTTATATGATGACGAATCTGTAACTTTAACACAGTCAATACAAGATGTTAAAAACTTAGAGAAAGTATTCTCTGATTTTACCAGAACTTTTTCAGTACCTGCTTCAAAATCAAACAACAAGTTATTTCAACATTTTTATAATTACCATATCATAGGCTTTGATGCTCGTAAGAAAAAACAAGCACAACTATATTTAAACAATGAACCGTTTAAAATTGGTAAGATTAAATTAGAAGGAGTATCTAAGAAAGATAATAGACCTCATACTTATAAGGTTACCTTTTTTGGTAATGGTGTTAATTTAAAAGATATTATTGGTGAAGATAAGTTAGATGCTTTAGATCTATTAAAAGAAGATGCTTTTAGTTTTAATTATAGTGATGCAAATGTTAAGACTTATATGTCTAATGGTTTAGATGTAATTGCAAGGGGTGTTACTTATACAGATGCAATTTTATTTCCATTAATTTCACATACTAAAAGATTAGTTTATAATTCAGGTGATTCTAGTGCAAACACAGCAACTCAAAACAATATAGCTTTTGAAAGTGGAACACAACACGGATTGCAATTGTCTCAGCTTAAACCTGCTTTAAGATTATACCCTATAATTAAAGCTATAGAGGCTCAGTATCCTTTAGTGAATTTTAGTACAGATTTTTTTAATATATCAAATGAGCCTTTTTTTAATTTGTATTTATGGCTTCATAATAAAACAGGCGGTTTATTTGCAGATGAAGGAAACGAAAGTCCAGTCGGAAACTTTGGAAACATTAAAGCAAATGGTGCTGTAATTAATTTAGGAGATAATTCTTTTACAACTCCTCAAGCAGATCAGTTAGCTTCTGGATCTAGAAGAGGAAAAAAACAAAGGTATCTTGATATAACTATTGAACCAAGTGTTGCTAATAAATTCACTTTTATTATATATAATAACGGTATTGTATTTGAAAAATATGGTGATGTTCAAAGAGATGCAAGCGGTAATTTTAAAATAAGCCATTTAGAAATAGATCCCGGAACCTATAGTTTTGCAATTGACTCAGGAACTCCTTCAACTTATGTTGTAAAAATGCAGGTAAAAATAAATAATTCTAATAAAGCTTACTTTGAAGGATCTGCCGCAGTATTATCAAATGTTCAGTTAAGAACTTCTAATCAACTCCCAGATATTAAAGTAATAGATTTACTTACGTCAATTTATAAGATGTTTAATCTCACCTCATTTCAAAATGATGCTGGAATAATAGAAGTTAAAACATTAGATAATTTTTATGAAAGCAGTACTAAGATTTGGAATATAACAGAATTTGTAGACAAAACAGAATCTAGTACAGATAGTGTATTGCCATTTAAACAGGTGAATTTTACTTATGAAGGATTAGATAATTTCTTTGCTAAAAATCATAATGAACTATTCAATCAAAAATGGGGCGAATTACAATTTCAATCTAACGAAAAGTTTGAAGGACAGATCTATAATATTAAGATACCATTAGAACATTTTAAATACGAAAGATTTATTGATGTTGCAGGATCAGTAACTAAAAATTTGCAATGGGGATGGAGTGCTGATATAAATCAAGGAGCAGTTCTTGGAAAGCCTTTGCTTTTTTATCCTATATTAAAAACAGAAACTTTTGGAGTAATTAATACAGATGGCAGTTTATCTTCTCAGCCTAGTGTATATATACCCAGTAATTCAGTAAGAACCACGGACTCTAAAAACTTAAATTTTAATGGTGAGCCTAATGAATTTGAAGGAACTCCATTTAAGCAGACTTTATTTTTTGATTATTATAAAAATTACGTAAAGGAAATATTTGATCCGCAAAGAAGGTTGACAACTATGAAGGCTTATTTACCTTTAAGTTTAATGTTGAATTTCACATTAGCTGATAAAATACAGATATTTAATGGTTTGTTTAAAATTAACAAAGTAACTACTAATTTTGAAACCTCTCAGTCATCTTTAGAATTAATAAATATCAAGTCACAAGCAGGTGATCTAATTATTAACGAACCAATTGTACCAGATAAATTTAAACCAAATGAATTTTGTATAACTGCGGATGATGGAATAATAGGAGCAGACAACTTTGTAATAACGGTAGACACTATTTGTAATGATGAAGGTTTAGATATCATATCAACAAATGAAGTTATTCCTAACGATTTAGATGTGGGTAATAATCCACAGACAGATGATACTACAGCACCTACTATAGTTACAGAAGCAAAAATTACTATAGATGATGTAGTTGTAAAAAGCATAAATACTATGATCTTAAAAGCTACTGTAAATGAACTAGGAACTTTAGGAAAAGTTAAGCAACTTGATGAATACGGTTTTTTCTGGTCAACTTCTCAGGCTAATATGCTTATTGATGATATTACAATATTAAGAGGCATTTCTTCAGTTAATGAAATCAAGTTTATAACAACAGCACTAAACAAAAGGGTTAACCCAAGAACAGTTAATGCAGCTATTTCTGGTTTATCAGCTTCACAGACTGTATATTATCGTTTTTATGTATTTACAAATACAGATACAAATTATACTATAAAATCTGTTTTAAGTAATATTAAACAAGCAACAACTTCAAGCACTTAATTATGATACAGAATATATTAGATTTATTAGAATTTGCAAAAAAAGAAAAGTGGACTGGTCAGTATATGGATATTGCTATGGGAAAAAACAAATACCCTAAATCAATTAAAGAAGCATATCAACAATTTAAGAAAGAATTATGAGTGTTAAAAAGACAATAGAATTAGAAGCAAAAGTAGACAAGGCAGAAAAAGACTTACAAGGTGTTGCTAAAAGCGTACAACGTATAGATGATAACCTAACCGAAGTTAAAGAAACTACTGGTGGAGTTGCTAAAGGCGTAAAGGGTATTAGTAATGCTATGAAAGCAGCAGGAATTGGTTTAGCTATTGCAGCATTTTCTAAACTTGCAGAAGTGTTTAATGAAAATCAAAAGGTAACAGACGCTTTTAGTGTAGCCTTTGAAAGTTTAAGTTTAGCATTTAATGACTTTTTTAATTTTTTGGATTCAAATGTAGGTAATGTAATTGGTTACTTTAAAGGTATTTTTAGCGACCCACAACAAGCATTAAAAGACTTAGGTATTGCTATTAAAAATAATCTAATAGAACGCTTTAATAGTGCTTTAGAAGTTATAGGTTTTTTAGGTACAGCAATTAAAAAAGTATTTGAAGGTGATTTTGATGGGGCAATGGAAGCTGCAAAAAACGCTGGTAAAGAATACATAGACGTTTTAACAGGTGTAGATGGTACAGTAGATAAAGTTACAGAAGGAACAAAAAACCTTGTTAATGGTATTACAGAATATGCTAAATCAACTATAAAGGCTGCACAAGGTACTGTAGAACTAAACAAACAAGCAGAAGTAGCTGCTGTTATCAATCAAGGGTTAATTGAAAAGTATGATAGACAAGCAGAACAACAAAGGCAAATACGAGATGATGAAACCAAGACGATGGAACAACGTGTTGCTGCTAATACTGAACTTGGTAGAATATTAGATGAGCAAAGCGAAAAGATGCTTCAAAATGTTGACTTACAAATTAAAGCAGCACAATTAGAATTTGATAAAAACAATAACCAAGAAAATTACATAGCTTTATTAGAAGCACAAAACGAACGTGAAGCAGTACTTGCTCAAATAGAAGGTTTTAGATCAGAACAATTAATAAACCGTATTTCTTTAGAACGTGAAGCAGCAGATATAAAGAAAGAAGCAGATGAAAAAGCTATAGAAGATGCTGAAAAGTTAATTGAATTAGAACAGCAAAAAAAGCAGGGTGTAATGGATGCTATGGATGCAGTAGCAATGGCAGCAGGTGAAGAAAGTAAAATAGCTAAAGCATTATTTCTTTTAAAAACTGGTATGATACTTAAAGAACAAATATTAGCAGCACAGGCAACTATGCAAAGAATTATAGCTTCAGCAGCGGAATCAGGTGTAGACGGTGCAAAAGGATTTATGAAAGCAGCTTCAGCAGCACCACCACCTGCAAACATACCTTTAATAGCAATATTTGCAGTACAAGCAGCAGCAATAGCAATGAGCATTAAAAGTGCAGTTAGTACAGCTAAATCTATGGTTGGTGGTAAAGGTGGCGGTGTAAGTGGTGGCGGTTCAGCACCTTCTGCACCACAAGCACCAAGTTTTAATGTAGTAGGAGCAGCACCAGAAAACCAATTAGCACAAGCAATAGGTGAAGATAATAAACAACCTATAAAAGCATTTGTAGTAAGTAATGATGTAACAAACGCACAAGCATTAGATAGAAACATTGTAGAAGGTGCTTCAATAGGTTAATTAATAACAAAAAACACTAAATATTATTGTTTAATTATGGATATAATAGAATTATTTATAGATGAAACAGATGAAGCAGCAGGCATAGAAGCCATTAGTGTGGTAGAAAATCCTGCTATTGAATCTGATTTTATAGCATTAAAGAAACAAGAATTTAAACTAGCTGAAGTAAATAAGGAAAAGCGTATACTGATGGGTGCCGCTCTTATTCCAAACAAACCTATTTACCGACAAAGCGGTGAACAAGAATATTATATCTACTTTTCTAAAAACACAGTCCGTAAAGCAAGTGAATTATTCTTTATTAATGGCAATCAAAACAATTCTACGCTTGAACACGAACTTAAATTAAAAGGTCTTACAGCGGTTGAAAGTTGGATAGTTGAATCTGAACAAGATAAAAGTAGAATGTACGATTTAAAAGTGCCTATGGGCACTTGGATGGTATCTATGAAGGTAAACAACGATGATGTTTGGAAAAAAGTTCAAGCAGGCGAGGTAAAAGGCTTTAGTATTGAAGGATACTTTGCGGACAAGTTAGAGAAGAGACCTAATGAATCAAATGAATTAAAAGCACAAGCTAAACTTAAAGAACTTAAAAAATTATTAACTAGTGAGTAGTATTCCAAGCCCACAAAACGATAAAAGAGCATGTTTGTGTAAAGATGGTAAAACATATTCACGTGAATGTTGTGATGGTAGCTTTCAAGCACAAGGTATTGGTAACATAACTAAATCATCTGTTACAAGATACTACACAGTTACTAATTGTAATGGTGGTACGAAGCACATACATACACATGATCTTAATTTAACAGTAGGTAATGTTTATTTTTTAACCTTTGTTCATCATAACCATACAGACTGCTATACAATAACAGCAACTAGAACCAACGGACACTTTGAAATAAGTGCAGCAACTGCTTATAATAATTGTACAGCATGTCAAGCAGCAAACTAAAAATATAATAATAAATTAAATTAAAATTATGGAACCAAGTGTAAATAAAATACTTAATAAGTTAAATAACGAAAAAATTAAATTAGCTACACAAAAAGTTGATTTAGCTGGTATTGAAGATTTAGATAAAGCTCAATTTGATGTAGACTTTTTTATTAAAAATGTTTTAAAAGAAATGACAGCCGCTGATAAATTATTAACGAAACACGATCAATTAAGAAAACAAATTTCTATATCTGAAAAAGATATGTTAAGTCTAGAAAAAGTAGGCCAAAGATCTATAGATGATGCTTTAAAAACCTACGGTAAAGTAGAGAAACAATTAAAACAATTAGGAATATCTAATAGCAATGTCCCTATGATGGGCCAATTAATTAAGAGCGTTGATAAAGCAAAAGATAGATTCCGAACTTTAAGCGACATATTAAACTATATGCAAACCACCACTTAAAAATATAACAAAATAAACTACAATTTATTGTAATATATATGAAAGCACAAGATATGTTAAACGAAGTAAAAAAACTCATTGGTGTAGAAGCATCAATTGAAGTTAAATTAGCACAAGCTGAACTTGAAAATGGTACTATCATTGAAAGTGAATCTTTTGCAGAAGGTAGTGAAGTATTTATAGTAACAGAAGATGAGCGTGTAGCTCTTCCTGTAGGTGAATACAAACTTGTAGATGGTGAAACACTAATTGTAGAAGAAGAAGGTATTATAGCTTCTATTGGCGCAGCTGAAGAAGAAGCACCAGCTGAAGAAGAAGTAGAAGCAGAAGATAAGCCTAAAGAAGAAATGGGTTATGCTACTAAAGAAGAACTTCAAGAAGTTAAAACAATGGTAGAAGAAATAAAAGCATTGCTTGAACCAAAAGACCAAGAAATGTCTGATGATATTTCAACTGGTGTTAAATCAGAAGAAACAACTACTAAAACCGTTTACGCTGAAAAAGAAGAAATGAGTGAAGTAGAAAAAGTATCTCATAATCCAGAAAGCGAATCTAAAAAAAATACAAATCTTTATTCACAAAAAAGAAGTGGTAACACTTTGGATAAAGTAATGGATAGAATATCAAACTTTAAATAAATAAAAAATGTCAACAACAATAACAACAAGTAACAGCGTATTGCGAGCAAGATCAAAGCAAACAACTTTGACTACTACTCAAGATATTAAAGCAAATGATGCAGGCGTAGAATTTAATATTGCTACAGATGCAAAAATAATGAGCCTACCTGCAATTACAGCAGAAAATATAGGTGCAGAATTTACATTTCGTAATACAGGAGCAGATGGTAATAACATTATTACAATTTCACCTGCTGCAACTGATGCAATACACGGAACAATTGCTGCAGTTTCTTCTGGAGGTGTAAACAACAAAAATTGGATCAACACTAAAGCATCTGCAAATAAAGGTGACTGGTGTACACTTAAAGCTGTATCACTTACTGACTGGTATATTACTGGCGGTGATGGAGTTTGGGCATCTGAATCATAATAAATAATAAATTAAAAAATATAAAATGGCAACAACAACTTCAATAACTACTTCTTATGCAGGTGAATTTGCAGGACAATACATATCTGCTGCACTTTTAAGTGGTACAACTTTAGATAACGGATTAATTACCGTTAAACCTAATATTAAATTTAAAGAAGTAATTAAAAAGGTATCAAGTGATGACATCGTAAAAGATGCTTCTTGTGACTTTGATTCTACTTCAACTCTAACGTTAACAGAACGAACAATTGAACCAACTTACCAAAGTGTAAATCTACAACTTTGTAAAAAAGATTTCCAAAATGACTGGGATGCAATTTCTATGGGATATAGCGCTCATCAGTCTTTACCAACTTCTTTTAGTGATTTTTTAATTGCTCACGTAGCATCTAAAGTAGCACAAAGAACTGAACAAAGCATTTGGAATGGAGCCGCAGCGACTAATGGACAGTTCGCAGGATTTGCAGAACTTATGTTAGCGGATGGTGATGTAACAGATGTTGGAGCAGTTGGTGGTGGAGTAAATGCAGGGAATGTAATAGCTCAATTAGGGGCTGTGGTAGATGCAATAAGTTCTAACCTATATTCTTCTGAGGATATGACAATTTTTGTTTCACAGAATGTAGCTAGAGCATACGTAAGAGCTCTTGGAGGTTTCTCAGTAGCAGCAACTTCTAATGCAGGTACAGACAATAGCGGAACACAATGGTTTAGCGGTCAAGCACTAACTTTTGATGGTGTATCAATTGCAGTAGCAAATGGATTAGCTGATAACAGAATGGTTGCAGCAGAAAAATCTAACTTATACTTTGGCACTGGTCTTTTATCGGATCAAAATGAAGTTAAAGTAATTGATATGGCGGACATTGATGGATCACAGAATGTAAGAGTAGTAATGAGATTTACGGCTGGTGTTCAATATGGCATCGGTAGCGATATCGTACTTTATTCTTAATAATTAATTAACTAATAAAAAGGGTGGGTAAGCCAATATCGCCTACTCACCTTTTTTTTTAAAAAAAAATATATACAGATGGCATGCGATTTAACACTTGGGAGAAAAGAACCCTGTAAAGACGTTGTTGGGGGACTGAAAAACGTCTATTTTGTAGATTTTGGAGGGTTAGGAACTGTAACCATAGCAAATGATGAAATAACGAATATGACAGGCACAACTATCGGCGGAAGTGCAAATTCTTTAACTGCTTATAAATATGAATTGAAGGGGAATAGTAGCTTTGAGCAAACTATAACTTCAAGCCGTGAAAACGGTACTACTTTCTTTGACCAAACTCTTACGCTTACTTTGAAAAAATTAACTAAAGAAGATAACAAAGAATTGAAACTATTGGCTTACGGTAGACCACACGTAGCCGTTGAAGATTACAATGGTAATGTGTTTATGATGGGAACAGTACACGGAGCAGATGTAAATGGAGGTACTATTTCTTCGGGAGCATCAATGGCTGATTTATCAGGGTACACACTAACGCTAAACGCACAAGAAACAGCAGCTGCTAACTTTATGGATTCAGATACTAAAGATATTGACTTCCCATTTAGTGTGCAAGATTTCGCAGGGTTAGATGGAACTGTTTTAATTACATTAGGTACAAACTCGTAATAATAATTTATTTTGATAATTAAGGGTGGCTATATGCTGCCTTTTTTTATGCTTTAATAATAACAAAAAACAAATAATATTATTGTTATATATATGATAGTATTAAAAGAAAGCGGTTCAGCGCAAAACATTGATTTTATACCAAGAGAATTTACAGCAGGTGCATCTTACACAGTTAAAATAAAAGATGAAACCCAAAACAAACAAGTGTATAGTCAAGCAACAAGCGGAATATCACAAAGTTTATATTTTAATAGATATAGTGCTGTATTCCCAGTAAAACAAGATATTTATTATATGCTTACAATACTATCAGGTACAAATGAAATTTTTAAGGATAAAATATTTTGTACTAATCAAACAGACTTACCACAATACACAATTAATAGCGGTGAGTATGTAACTAATGCTTCAGATAACGAATTTATTACAGTATAATGGATAACCTACATATAGTTAATTTAGCTTCATATAATAGACCACAAATAAGCGAAGATAAGAATAGGGATTGGGTCAATTATGGTGTAGATAACGACTACTACTCTTACCTAATTAAACTTTACACGGAATCAACAACAAATAATGCTATTATTAATGGTGTTACAAACATGATTTACGGTAAAGGTTTGGATGCGTTAGATAGCAGCAGAAAAACAAATGAATATGCAGCTATGCGTTCTATCTTTTCTGATAACTGTTTACGCAAAGTAGTTTTAGATTTAAAGTTATTAGGCGAAGGTTCATTCCAGGTACTATACAAAAACAGTAAAGTAATTAAATCAGAACACTTTCCAAGACAAACATTACGTGCAGAACGCTGTAATAAAGATGGTGAAATTGAAGCCTACTATTATTTTCACGATTGGGCAAACATAAAGCGTAGTGATAAACCTAAAAGAATATCATCATTTGGTTTTGGTAATGGTAAAGAACCTGAAATAAAAATTATTAAAAGATATGTAAGTGGTTATGACTACTATTGCCCTGTGGACTACCAAGGTGGTTTGGCATACGCTGAACTAGAAAGTGAGGTGGCGGATTACTTAATTAACGATGTTCAAAACGGCTTCAGTGGAACAAAAGTAGTAAACTTTAACAACGGCGTGCCTGATGTAGAGAAACAGTTACAAGTTAAGAATGATGTTATGCGTAAGCTTACTGGCTCACGTGGAGAAAAAGTAGTAATTGCTTTTAACAACAATGCAGAAAGCAAAACAACAGTTGATGATATACCATTAAACGATGCACCACAACATTATGAATATCTTTCTAATGAATGTTCAAATAAGTTAATTGTAGCACATAGGGTAACAAGTCCTTTACTTTTAGGAATTAGAACAGAAAACAATGGTTTAGGCTCTAATGCAGACGAAATAAAGACCGCTGCTTTACTGTTTGACAACATAACTATAAAACCATATCAAGACTTAATAACCGAGTGTATAGACGACGTATTGGCGGTTAACGGTATTAGTTTAAAACTTTACTTTAAGACATTACAACCTTTAGCATTTATTGATACAGATAATGCTATTACAGACGAATCACGTGAACAAGAAACAGGTGTTAAAGATGAATATTCTTTATCAAGTCAAATAGTAGATAATGATTTTGCAATTATAGATGATAGGTTAGGCTATGCTAAAAAAGAAATGGCAATAGAAGCAGCTAAAAATATAGGTTGCGAAAGTTATCACGAACATGAATATGAAGGTAAGATATGGTATATGCCTTGCGAAAAGCATATAAAAGATGATTTAAGTGCTGAATTTGAAGATGATAAAATGATAGAATTACTTCAAAATTTTGGTGATGATGAAGATTTAGAAAACTGGAATTTAGTAGATGAACGTGAAGTAGACTATGACCAAGAAGAAAGTTTAGATAAAATGATTAATCTTGCTTCTACAGGAACTGCAAGACCAAACGCTAAAAGCAAACAAGACGAAGTAACAAATGACTTAACAGCTTTTAAGGTACGTTATCAATATGCACCATTAACAACACAAGCTAACAGTAGGGAGTTTTGCAAGAAAATGGTAAAATCTAAAAAGATATACCGTAAAGAAGATATAATGCAAATGAATCAACGTGCTGTAAATGCAGGATGGGGTTTAAGTGGTGCTGCTACTTATGATATATGGTTATATAAAGGTGGTGGTGCTTGTCATCATTTTTGGATGCGTAAAACGTATATGGCAAAAGGTGTACAAC